GAATATGGCACTATTTATATACGGCACAGCACAAAATACTGGTAAAGGTTTCTTTACTCATCAAGACAGGTTAGACTTTTCTTTAAGAGGATATACTGGACACGACGGATCTAATTACGTTGATGTTTGGTGTATTGGAAATAATGAAAGAGGAGCTTACTGGTTAGCTGAAAAAGGTGGCACTGAAAAAACTAAATCAGAAGCACAAGCATTAGTTAAGGCATCAGATGATTTAGCTCGAACAGCTTGGGATAATGACAATGTTAGCGGTGAATCAGAAGATGATAAAGTTGCAAGAATTGGTGCAAAGCCTGGTTTTATAACAATCCCATAAGGAATTTTAATGTCAACTTATCAAGAATTAAAAGGACTAAAGGTAAAGTATTTATCTTCGGATACTTCTGGTGACAGATTAAAAGAAGGTGAAGTTTTTTATAATTCTACAGATTTTAAATTAAAAGCTTTTGTAGCTACTGCTGCTTGGCATAGTAGTGGGCCTTTAATAACTGGTAGAGTAAATATAGGTAGTTCTGGAACTCAAACTGCAGGACTTGCTTGGTGCGGAGATCCTGGATCTTCTCCTAATCTTTCAAATTCTACTGAAGAATATAATGGATCAGGTTGGGCAAGTAGTGGAGATTTTACGGTTAGCACTAGAAGAGTTCTTGGGGCTGGCACACAAACAGCGTCTGTTGCAGCTGGAGGAGACGTTGCTCCAAATGCTGCTTCATTTGAATATGATGGTTCAAGTTGGACAGCAGGAAATGATATTAATACAGGTAGAACACAGCATGACATGTCAGGCACACAAACAGCTGGCCTTATGTTTGGAGGAAGACCTCCAGATTATTTAGATTCTACAGAAGAGTATGATGGAACTAATTGGACTAACGGAGGAAGTTTAAATACTGCAAGAGCAAGATTATCAGGAAATGGTCTTCAAACTGCTTCAATTGCTATGGGGGGTAATCCTACTCCAGGAGCTGGAACAGCAACTGAAGAATATAATGGTTCATCCTGGACTTCTAGTGGTGCTATGAACAATGTTAGAAGACAGGCAGCTTCTACAGGAATTCAAACTGATGCAATAATTTTTGGTGGAGATGCTAATCCAGGTTTTTTAAATAAAACTGAAAACTATAATGGAACCTCTTGGACAGAAAATCCTGCTACTTTAGGAACTGCAATAAATGGCCATGGAGGAGCAGGAACATCATCTGCTTCAGTTTCTTTTGGTGGTTATACAGGAACAGTTTACACTAGTGCAACAGAGGAGTTTAATGTATCGGTAACTGAAACTACTGGAGGGGCATGGGCATCAGGTGGTAATTTAGGAACAGGAAGATATGTATTAGCTGGTGCAGGAACGCAAACGGCTGGATTAGGTTTTGGTGGATATGCTGGTGGATCAATTAAAGATGAAACAGAAGAATATAATGGAACAAGTTGGTCTGAACAAAATGATTTAAATACTGGTAGATTTAATTTTGCTGGATTTGGAACTCAAACAGCAGCACTTGCTTGTGGAGGTCTTACTGCACCAAATACAGCTGTGACTGAAGAGTATAATGGAACAAGTTGGTCAGAACAAAATGATTTAAATACTGCTAGAGGAAGATTTTCAGGAGCAGGAACACAAACAGCAGGATTAGCTGTTGGTGGTAATGTTTCTCCAAAAGCACAAACAGAAGAATATGATGGAACAAGTTGGACAAATGTAAATAGTATGAATACAGGACAACAGAGTACAACAACTTTTGGACTTCAAACTGCTGCAATTGCAGCTGGAGGTGAGGTTTCAGATGCTGGATTAAAACAAGTAGAATCATATGATGGAACTAATTGGACTGCTGTAAACAATATGAACAAAGCTCTTTATGCATTTGCATCATGTGGAACACAAACTGCAGGTTTAACATTTGGAGGTGCAGCACCTATTGGACAAGAAGGTAGTGAACAGTGGGATGGAACTAATTGGGTTACTGGGCCAAACTTAGCAATTGGAAAATGGAAACATGCAAGTGGTACAGCTGCAACTTCTTCAGCAGCATTAAAATTTGGAGGTGGGCCTCCACCAGATGGATCTAACCCTACAGAAGAATTTACTGGAGAAACAACAGCTACAGCTACAGTTAAAACTATTGACTTTGATTAATTAATAGTTATATTAGAAAGTAAATGAAAGGATTACTATGACTGAAAAAAGAAATATTAAAGAACTTATAGAAAAAGAAGCACCAAACTTAAATAATTTATTAGATCCAGAAGAGGTTAAAGTATTTCAAGGTTTAACAGAAGAACTTAGAGATACATGGACTAAAAAACAAATGTTTAGAACTGAAACTGAAATGCAGTTTTCTGTTTTAAACGATGCAAAATATCCTACCAAAGCTGCAAAGTATTGGCAGTGTGTAAGAGAACAAAATGTATTTTTAGAAAACTTAATGAGTCTTTCATTTGATTATAGAAGAATAGAAGTTAAAATAAAAAGACTGCAACAAAAATTAGAAAAAGAAGAAGACCCATTAAAAAAAGAATTGTTACAGATTGATATAGATGAAAAAGTATATAACAAAGCATCTATGCAATTAGTTGCAAGAGATAGAATGAGAGAAATAAAATTATGGTCTAAGTTTAAAAAGAAATTTGACGATGGTTCTTTTGACACTAAAGATGTAAATACACATCAACTACATTCGTACCACTTAACTATGCGGAATAAAGCAGAGACTTTAACAGAGGGTTCTTCACAGCCAGAAGTGTTTAATGTATTAGGTCAATTACAATCTATTGAAAGAATTAAGAAAGAACAAGGTCAACTACAACATGAAACGAAAGATAAACTTACACACGAACTTGGAGCAAAACCAAAATAAAAAACTTTTCTTTTTGGTTGCTATGCCTAGATCGGGTAATACTTTGTTTGCAAGTATTATGAATCAAAATCCAGATATAGCAGCAACTCCTAACTCTATTACTTTAGAAATAATGAAAGATTTGTTTTTATTAAAACAAACCGATGTGTTTTTAAATTATCCCGACCATAAATCTTTAGATAATGTTTTAGATGTTGTTTATAATATTTATTACAAAGATTGGCCTCAAAGAATAATTATAGACCGTGGACCTGTAATGACTGTGGGTAATTTAGAGTTGATGAAAAAACATTATAAAAAACCTTTTAAATGTATAGTTATTTTAAGAGATTTAATAGACGTATTAGCTAGCTACATGAAATGGTATACAGAAAATCCAGATGCATTTCCTAATAGATACAATCTTAAAAACGACGAAGAAAAGTTAAGTATTATAATGAATAAAGATGGCGCTATTGCTAAAGATCTAGAAGCGATAAAAAATTCATGCAATTATCATGATATGTGTCATTACGTAAAATATGATAATTTAATTTCTCAACCAAAACAAGAGTTTAAAAAGATATATGACTTTTTAGAAGAACCTTATTATGAACATGATTTTCAAAACTTGAAACAAATTAAAGTTAATGGTATGGGCTATGATGATGAGGTTGTAGGTAGAAATATGCATACTATAAGAACTGTTGTAAAAAAACAATACAACCCTTACATAGAAAAAATTCCAGAAAGAATAAGACAAAAATATGAACACATCAAATTTTAAATTTATATTTTTAGGACAATCAGTATTAAGGTATCAGGTACCACTTGATGTGTATAATATTATTAACCATATATATGAAACTAAATTACAACAACTAGCTCCAGCAAATAAACAATTAATTGGTAAAATACAAAATGAACATAGTTTATTTTATGATGGTGAAGATAATAGTAAAATGCGTAGGCATAATCATTTACCAAAAGATGTATTAATTTGGTTTGAATCAAAATTTCAACATTATTTGAATTGGAACAAAATAAAAGAATATCAACTACATCTTAATTCTATTTGGGTCAATCAAATGAAAGAGCATGAGTATAATCCTGTTCATGTGCACCAAGGTTCTATGTTTACAGGATTATCTAGTGTTATGGTTTTAAAGTTACCACAACAAACAGGTGTAGAATATTCTGCATCTAATAAACCTATGAATGGTAAGTTGCAAATATTAGGTGCTACAGGTGGTCAATTTGCTAATGTAGATTATGGACCTTATTTACAAGAAAGAGATTTTTATGTTTTTCCTTATGACATGAGACATTGTGTATATCCATTTAATGGTCCAGGTATACGAAGAACTTTATCTGCAAATATGGATGTTAACTATGATCCAATAATAAACAGAGGAGTAAGTTAATGTACGAAAATATAAATATTACAGAACCAAAATGGAAAAGTTGGATTGTACAAACAACAACACCATTGTTTACACCAGATCAATGCAGAAAAATTATAGAGGCAGGCAGAAGTCAACCACCACAACAAGCACAAGTAGGCATGGGTAAACCTGGAGGTGGCACAGATACAAATAAAAGAGTGACTACAATATCTTGGATTCCTTTTAAACAAATGGAACCTATGTATCGTGATCTTAATAAGTTTATACAAAAAGCAAATGAAAATCATTTTGGTTTTGGCGACATAAGAATAACAGAACAAGCACAGTTTACAGAATATCCAGAAGGAGGATTTTATGATTGGCATATGGATTGTGATGTAAGCATGCAACATGAGCCACCTGTTAGAAAAATATCTATGACTTTATTATTAAATGATCCATCAGAGTTTGAAGGTGGTCATTTAGAACTTATGGCACCCGGTAAATTTGCAGAGCTTAAACAAGGTCACGCTATTGTATTTGCATCATTTTTAAACCACAGAGTGCAACCTGTAACAAAAGGTGTTAGACAATCACTTGTTGTTTGGTTTGGAGGTAAACCATTTAGATGATAATAGAAAAATTTTTTCCAACATTTGTATATGCTGAAGATGTAGAGTTAAATAATAATCAATTAGCACAAGATATTATTACATGGTCTAATCAAGATCCGGGTGTTTCTAAAACTAATGTTAAAGGTTGGCATTCAACAACTGATATGCATACAAAACCAGAATATCAACAACTAGTTAAAGAGTTATTTAAAATGCAAGAAAGAATATTTATTAATGAATATTTAGATAGAAGTCCAAGATTAGGTAATATGTGGGCTAATATAAATCCACCAGGAGGTATGAATCAACCACATGTGCATCCTAACTCTTTATTTTCTGGAGTGTACTATGTAAAATCACAACCACAATCTGGTCGTTTAAAAATATATGACCCTAGACCTGGAATACAAAATGTAATGCCACCAAGGAAACCAGGTGATCCTGGTAAAGATTTATGGAGAGAAGCATATATTGATCCTATACCTGGTAGAATTATAATGTTTCCTGCATGGTTGTGGCATTCTGTTGAAGAAAATAAATCAAATGATATAAGAATATCCGTAAGTTTTAATTTTATACAAGATGGTTTTCAATAAATATCAAGTTATAAAAAAAGCAATTAGCTATGAATTAGCTAATTTTATATTTAATTATTTTTTATTAAAACGTGATGCAGTTCAATTTATGTATCAAAATAATTTAACTTTTGACACGGGGTTGTTAGGCACATGGACTGATAAACAAGTTCCCAATACTTATTCTCACTATGCAGATCCTGTAATGGAAACTCTTTTAATGAAGGTTCTACCTGTCATGCAACAAGAAACAGGGCTTCAATTAATACCTACATATTCTTATGCTAGAATATATAAACACGGAGATATATTACGTAGACATAAGGATAGACCAAGTTGTGAAATATCTACAACCATACATTTAGGTGGTGATAAGTGGCCTATATTTATAGACGGTACGGGAGCAGATACAGTTATAGAAGAATACAAAGGAATTATAAAACCAGGTGCACCAGCAGGCACAGAAGTCTTGCTTGATGTAGGAGATATGTTAGTATATAGTGGTTGTGAATTAGAACATTGGAGAGAACCTCTAGAAGGTAATACTTGCGCTCAAGTATTTCTTCACTATAACCATGTAAATGGTCCTTTTGCTGAAAAAAATAGGTTCGACAAAAGGCCGATGTTAGGTATTCCTCCTTTTAGGAGTGCATAATATAATGAGGTTATATGTTACAAAAGTTAAAATTTGCACCAGGATTTAATAAACAAGTAACTGCAACAGGTGGTGAAGGTCAATGGGTTGCAGGAGATAATGTTAGATTTAGATATGGATCACCTGAAAAAATAGGTGGTTGGGCACAATTGGGGTCTGTTGATATTACAGGACGTAATACAGCTATTCATCATTTTGTTAACACATCAGGTATTAAATATGCAGCGTTAGGAACTAATAGAATTTTATATGCATACTCTGGTGGTATTTTTTATGACATACACCCTATTAAGTCTACTACAACTTTAACAAGTGCTTTTACTACTACAAATGGATCATCAACTGTAACTTTAACTTTTTCATCTGCACACAATGTAAACAAATTTGATATTATATTATTAGATAATTTTACAGCAATAACTAATTCTAATTTTAATTCTTCTAATTTTGACGATAATAAATTTATGGTGCAGTCTATACCAACAGATACTACACTTACAATTGATGTTG